GCATCATTATATTCTGTACCTATTGAAGCAAGTATTCCTGCATATCTCGTAGTATCTACTTTTGCTTTAAATTCTGCTACTTGTTCTAGTGTATCAATATCTAATATATGAAATGCTGAAAAATCACTGCCATCACCTCTCGCAACATCAGCGCCTATTAAATACCTTTTGTTTGGTTCTGGATGTTTCCATATCCACATTCCGTCATTATATCTTTTTTCTATTGGATCGCACGTAAATTTATCTTGATATTCTTTTATGATTGCTGCAGGTATAACAGATTGACCTGAACTTATAAAATCACAGTCACATTCTTGTGCTGCCATGTCGGGTCCTAATAATGCGTTTTGATCATCTCGCCATTTTTGATCTCTTTCAGGATGAACTGTCCAGTGTAATTTAATAAAATTAAAATTATTTGTTCCTTCTTCTGCA